CGACCGCTCTGAGCTGATTAGTAACTACACAAAGCTGGTCGAGGCGTTGCGCAGAATGAAGGGCGACAGGCCGGACATCGATCAAGCAGAGGGCACGATGGTGCCGGTGGATGAGGCCGACAAGGTATTGGCCGCAAGGGATAACGCACTAATTCCGCTACTCAAAGGAATGGCCAAGCGGCTTGCCCCCATCTGCGCTAACAAGCCAGCGGCAGAGGTTGAGGCAGACGTGGAGAACGAGGTGGGCCAAATTATGCGGCAGGTCGAGGCCGCACTGTGACAAAGGCGCAGACCGAGCTGCGACGCCGAGCACGACAGCGGTGGCACTACGAGAAGCCGCCAGGGGTAATTCAGTGGGCAGAGCGCAACATCCAACTCGACAGCCGGCTGACTGCTCGCCCCGGACTTTACAGCACGACCTGGACGCCATACGTGCGTGGCGTGCTGGAAGCGCTGGCAGATCCGGGGGTGCATACGGTTACGCTTTGCTGGGGTAGCCAGACAGGCAAGACGCTTACGCTGGCAGTTTGGTTGGCCTACCGAATTGCGAACGACCCAGCGCCAGCGCTGCTGGTTATGCCTAACGCAGACTTAGCCCGCTCTTATAGCGAGACGCGACTAACTCCGATATTTGAGAAGTGCAGGCCGGTAAAGCAACTATTTCCGCAGGACATGGACGACCTGAAGATACTCGAGATGCAGTTTGCGACCATGACGCTTTCTTTGGTGGGATCAAACAGCCCGGCCAATCTTTCCTCGCGGCCGATTTGCTTAGCCGTTTTGGATGAGCTGGATTCCTTTGCTGCGCCATCTGAAAAGGATGCGGCCGCTTACTCGCTAGCCTTAGAGCGCACCAAGGCTTTTCCGCAACGTAAGCACGTGCTAACGAGCACGCCGACGCTGAACACCGGCGACATCTGGATAAACTATCAGGCTGGCAGCCAAGAAACCTACCACGTGCCGTGCCATTCCTGCGGTGACTTTCAGGCGATGGAGTTCGGCCAGATACGCTGGGACGAAACGGCAAGAGCCGAGGACGGCAAGTGGGATATGAAGCGAGTGTCTGAAACAGCTGCCTACTACTGCCCGAAGTGCGACGCCAAGTGGACGGAAAGTCACCGGCGCAAGGCGATCGAGCAGGGCAAGTGGGTGGCGGCTAACAACAGCGCGGAAACGGGACGGCGCTCTTTCCGACTGCCCAGCTGGTACTCTCCGACGATTACCTTTGCGGATTGCGCAAAAAAGTTTCTTACAGAAAAGCATTATCTGCACGGGTTGCAGGGATGGGTCAATGGATGGAGTGCGATGCCGTGGGAAGATCAATTTGATGACGACGATTTAACAAACATACCGCCGGGGGCGTTTGGCAAGAAGCAGGTTTGGGAAACCGATCACATTAAACTAGCCGCAATCGATAGGCAGATCGACGAGTTCTGGTTTGTCGTCAGAGCGTTTGCCAGGGATGGATCGAGCAGACTGATTGAGGAAGGCCGGCGGAGAACGATCGAGGACGTGGCTCACACACTGGCCGAGCTAGGCGTGAAGAACATCCACACTTGTATTGATTCGGGTTATGAGGCTCACGACACATACAGATTGGCGGCGCGATACGGATTCATCGCGGTAAAGGGCGAGGATCGCCAATACTATTATATTGAAGGGCAAGCTGGTCGGATGAAGTCGGTGCACAGTTCGGATCAGCCGACGGATGCAGGATGCCGCCTGCTCCTCTTAAGCTCTCCGTCGTGTCAGGATTTGCTGGCGTGGTTACGCCGAGGGCAGGGGCCGATGTGGGAAGTGGCGCACGACGTTAGCCCTGAATACCGCGAGCACATGGCCAGCCACAGAAAGGCCCACCGCATTAACCGCAAAACGGGCAAAGACGTTTATGAGTGGATCAGAATCAAAGGCAGACAAGATCACTTATACGATTGCGAAACCTACCTAGCTGGGCTGGCGGTATGGGGTAAAGTAATTCAAGCAGAGGCAGCTATGGCCCCAGAGGCGAAGGCGTGATTGACACGATTAGAACGGAGTCGTGGATCGTGCTCTCCTTTTTTCTCTCTGGATTCAGGCGTCTAAAAACGCCCAGGCTCTTGTCCTTGCCTTGGAAGCAATCGCAGCTGGCCAAGCCACCGTCTTTCAAAATGGCGGGCGCACAATGATTTCGGCAAGCGTTGCTGGCAAATCTTTTAACTATCAAGTCACCTCTGGCATCACGCCGGTGGAGGTGGCGAAAGCGGCGCTAGACGGCTGGCGCTTAGTTAGCGGTAAGACCGACGCAGAAGTTACTGCAATCTTTACAGGCGATCAGAGCCTAGTGACTTATCCGCGTTTTGTAGAAAAACCATTTTCGGTCGCATACTAATATGGGCCTAGGTTCAAAGATTATCACGACTTGGAGCCGCATGATCCGAGCGGTCGGCCCGGACACGCGCAAGCGTCGGTTTGTCGAAGCACAGCTGGGCGATACACGGCTGGACGTTAGCGCCGCATCACGGCAGGCGATATCATCGCTAGCCCGCTGGCTTTGCTATAATGACCCCACCATCCGGGGCGCAATCGACACTATCACCCGCAACACGATTGGCTCCGGCATTAAAGCGCAATCCCGTACCAGCGACGAAGCATGGAACACAGACGCCGAAGCGTGGTTTGATATGTGGAGCGGCAGCTGCGACGTAAGGGGAATTTTGGACTGGAACACCATGCAGCAGGTGGCTACCCGCACCATGTTACGGGATAATGAAATTTTTGCGCTGCTAACTGATAACGGTGACGGCTATCCGCTGATTCAGTTGGTTGAAGGGCACCGCTGCGAAACGCCAACTTACCTAGGCACAGAGACAAACATTTTTGACGGAGTGCGACTGAACAAAAACGGCAGGCCGCTGAGCTACTACATTCGCACGGGTAACGACGGCGAGAAATTTACCGAGGTGCAGGCAAATGATTTGATCTTGCTGGCAGAACGCGATCGAGCTGATGAGGTGCGATCGATTAGCAAGCTGGCGTCTTGCATTAACACTTGCCTCGATAGATCGGAAATTCTTGAGACAGAAATGCTTGCGCTAAAAAGAGCCGGGCAGATTGGGCTAGCTTTAGAGTCCACCACCAACAGCGGCCCCGGCTTTTTTAACCCGACCGAAACAGACGACTATAACCTAACCACAGACAAAATCTTTGGCGGCGGTGCGTTGCTCAATGTTCCGATGGGGAAAGTATTGCGAGAAATTAAAAACGATCGGCCTAGCCAAAATCTGCAGACCCACATGGATCAGTATTTAAAGGCCATCGCTCAAACCCTCGGCTTGCCGTATGCGATGATGTGGGATCCATCCACACTGAGCGGGCCTAACACCCGCCTTATTCTGGGCCAAGCACAGCGCCGGTTTGATGAGGTCGCGCAGACAGTGGTAACGCAATTTATTTCAAGGATCAGAAAGTGGGCGCTGGCCAAAGCGATTAAACGCGGTGAGCTGACGCCACCCAGGGGAATGACGATGTGGTGGGCGGCCGAGTATCACACGCCAGCAAAAGCGACCATAGACGCCGGTCGGGATTCTGCAGCTGACCGTGAGGATCTGAAGATGGGCCTGACCTCCATGGCTCAAATTTACGCCTCTAAAGGCCAAGACTGGCAAACCGCTGTAAACCAGAAAATTGCCGAATCTATTTATATAAAAACGCAATGTGAAGCCGCCGGAATCGATACCACCGCAGTGCAGATTTTCACTAACTCGCCAGCGCCAACCGCAGCTGTAACTCCGCCGAGTATACCGCCGGCCCAAGACACTACCGTCACCCCGGCACTAGAGGCAGGGGAGGCGGCCGTGCACCTGACCATGGCCGAGCCGGAGACTGCGCCTGCACCCGCCCCTGCCACCGATACTTTTACTATGCGCGACGATGCTGACTTTACGCTGACCAAAGCCGAACAGGACATGGTCGTCTCTGCTTTAGGCATCGGCAAGTACCGGCCGAAGGCAAAACCCAAAAAGAGAAAGTAGTTGATTAAGCCTGCCGCATAGGAGCAGGCTTAGGCGGTGGTTAGGCTTCTAATTTTTAGCTTTGCGTGCACTGGCTTGGTTTACGGCCAAACACAAGAAACCGCTGCCGACCTTGCGGAGAAGCAGAATCAAGCAGCGCTGCATGAGGAAACAAGGCAGATGGAGTTGGAAATGGTTCGCGCGGAGCGAAAGGGAGCAGGGGCAGTTTATGAATTATGGAAAGAGAGGACAGCCCAACAAGCAGAAAGAGCAAACAAATCTAGGGCATCTTCAGATGTTTTAACCTTTGAAAGAATGCTCTCCTCGACTC